CTATCAGTCAGCCGCCAGCGTAGAAGGGAAAGACAGTATAGCTATCGTAACAGGATATGATAGTAAAGCCAAAGGAGCTATGGGCTGTTGGATTGTATTAACAGAAAGAGGTGATTGGGATGGGAATACTTATCCTATTATAAATGTACAGGCGTTTAAAGTCGACGGAATATCAATTAAAGCCGATACATTTTATAAATTAAAAAACAGCAAACCTGTAGAAGCAAAATAGCTTATGAAACAATATCAACTCCCCGACTACCTAATAAAATCTTTCCTTCGACATGTATCAAAAATTGTAGATCATGTAGAAGATAAAGGCTGTAGTCGGATAGCTGATGCTGTTCGACTAACCAAGAAGGATTTAAAGAAAATTGAATCACTTATTTCCAAATAAGAAAAATATGGAACTATGAGAGTAATACATGTTCATTTGATCTTTAAAAAACAAGATCATTTCTTTGGTAGTATTTCTGCCATATTTGATTATTTGAGTGAAGATGATATTGGGATGGCAAAATCCACCCTTATTCATTCTTTAAGCTCCGACACAATATGTACGGGGAGAGCAATAATAAAGAGACGGGAGATACTAAGGTGTAAACATAAGTAGAACTTCATGCGGTTAATAATTTAGGTTTTCACCCCCTGCCGTTCGTGAGAATATGCAGGGTGTTTAGGGGCGAAAGGTAGTAGATGTATATTAGATTGGTTCGATTCCGATCCGCCCCACATTGATATTGGAATTATGGATTTTGGATATGATATTCCGGATTTTGAACCGGATGATTACGACAATTACAATTATGATTAAGAAAGACAGAGTAATAGGAATAGATCCCGATTGTGACAAATCAGGAGTTACAGAGCTTCATGTTAAATCAAGGTGTTTAAACGTGACTAATCTTTCATTTCCTCTCCTTGTTGACTACTTAAAGTATATAAAAGAGGATTTTGTTGATCGTCAAAAAGAATCTATCATAGTCGTTGTCGAAGCCGGCTGGATGAATGAAAGCAACTGGCACGCTACACGCTCCACTCCGGCTGCTGCAGCTAAAATAGGTCAGAATACTGGTCGAAACCATGAGGTCGCTCACAAAATAGCTGAAATGGCAAGGCATATAGGACTGGAAGTTGACGAAATTAGACCTCTTAGAAAATGCTGGAAGGGTAAAGACGGGAAAATAACTCAAGAAGAACTATCAAAGATCGTTGGGGGATTGGATAAGAGGTTAAATCAGGATGCCAGGGATTCCTGCATCCTATCATGGGTTTATGCAGGATTACCAATAAAATTATAATATGGCTAAGAAAGAAATTACTCATGTAAGGTGTAATGATTGCATACACTCTAAGCCGTTCTCCGAACTGGTCATTACCTGCAAAGAGAAGAATGCAAACTTGGTAGGGAACGCAATTAGGATATGCTTATTGTTCAAAAAGAAATAGCAAGAAGAAAATATGAAAAGTTATCAATATGAAGAAATTGTCTTTTGGCTATCATTCATAGCCTACCAGATTAGCTACATAGCCGGTTTCGATATTTGGGTACAAAATCTATTGCTTATCAATGCTCTTGTAAATATGTGCTGCGCTATTTATTACGCTTATAAGCATAGAAAAGACGATGACATAAAAGATTAGTTTTCATTATACAATAGAATGTCTAATTTTTAAAATCTACATTAATATGGATATAAAGAAGATGTCAAATATCGATCTCAAATATGGTATAGACCGTTGCAATGCAAGGCTTTCCGGTATTATGCCAATGGGATATATGAATAAGGATAGGTGCATAAAGGCACTTGAAGAATATAGAAAAGAATTGTTGAACAGAGGAATAATATATTGATCATGGAAGAGGGATATATCCCAATTAGCAGAAAGCTATTTGAGCATCCTTTTTGGAGCGAAAAGCGAGAATTCAGTTATGCCGAAGCGTGGATCGACATTTTGAGACTAGTACGGTTTGAGGCGAATTCGACCAAGATGCTGATTGGGGGCAAAGCAGTAGAAATCCATAGAGGGGAATACCCCGCATCATTGAGGCGATTAGCCGACTTGTGGGGATGGTCAAAAAACAAAGTTGACAAGTTCCTGGATCTGCTAATATCCGAAGGCATGATAACAAAAAGGACAGCCGAAGGGACAAAACAAACGATTATAACAGTCTGTAATTTTGATAAATACAATATCATTCCCAAAAATCAGGGACAACTCGCGGGACAAAACCGGGACAACGTCGGGACAACGTCGGGACAACGTCGGGACAAATCTAATAAAGATAATAATATTAATAATATAAATAATAATATCCCCCCTACCCCCCAAGATGGGGACGTTGCATCTGGCAAAACTTGGAGAGATGATTTTGATATTTACCTCTCGGAAGTAACAGAAGCATTTGAAAAAATATCTTCCGACAAAGAGTTTATAAAAAACAGACAAAAATATCATCCAGAGTTGGACATCGTATTGTCCCTAAAAAAAGCATTTGAAGACTATTGGAGCCAAGAAGCCGGTTGGAAAAGAAAAAAGATCAGCAAGACCAAAAACATTGATTGGGTTAGCACATTCAAAAAGGCCTTAGACCAACCGCAAAATAAAGTCTATAAACAAAGAAATGTCAATCCGGAGCCGGAGCAGCTTACGCCGCTACAGGAAAGGTTTAGAAAATTCTTGGAGGACAATGGCCCTTTGTTGTTGAAAATGCCTTCACAGCCCACAGATCAAGAAGTTGAATCTCTTGCGAAGATGAATAAGAGTATGCTGACAGATATAGTGAGAAAAATAAACAACGACAGTTATATTACTCGCTATAAAAACAGTGTATACCAAACAATCATGGAAATTAAAAAGAAAGAGTATGGATAACAGAGTTATGCCGCATGACACAGATGCTGAAAAAGTAGTTTTGGGAACAATTATGTCCGATCGCAATGCACTGAACGAGGTGAGAGAAATATTGTCTCCTAATTGTTTCTATGATAACTTAAACAATCAAGTCTACAAAGCCATTATCGCAATAGACTCCAGAGGAGAAAGTCCAGACTTGATCACTGTCACAAACGAAATGAGAAAAAAGAACGAATCCGTCGATTTGTTCGCTATCAGTCAGATTTCTAGTTATTACACAAACGATATTTACCAACATGCAGCATTATTGCATGATAAGGAGAAAAGGCGCAGATTTATAGAAATCGGCATGACCATGCAGAATAAAGCCTTCAGCGAATCGGAAGATATCGTCGATATCATGTCAGAAGCGGAAGAATCCCTTAAATCCGTGTTCCAATCTTCAAAAAGCAATATGTCTACAATTGACGATGCTGTACGTGAAGTGACAAAACAAATGGAGTTTAATTCATCCGGTGATAAAAAACTGACTGGAACCCCCACTGGATTCTCAAAAATTGACGGGAGAAGCGGAGGATTACAAAAATCCGATTTGATTATCATTGCGGCTGATACATCTTCCGGTAAGACGAGTTTATCAATAGCATTTGCCCTTTCTTCGGCTTGTTATGGGGACGGAGTGGCATTTTACTCTATGGAAATGAAGAAAGAGCAAATCGCCGCTAGGATGATCTCAATCGAATCAGGAATACCCGCAAATGAGATCATGTATTCACGCCTTTCACCGGAGCAATTCGACAGGATAGACAGAGGCATTGGAAAACTTGCCGGAAAACCTGTTTTTTTTGACGATAGAAGCACTTCTAACATTGATACGATACTCGCATCCATTAGAACAATGAAGCTGAAATACGGCATCACAGGGGCTATTGTGGATTACTTGCAAATTCTAACAGTAAACATGAAAGGGAGCAATAAGGAGCAAATGATGGGAGAAGCAGCAAGACGATTGAAAAATTTAGCAAAAGAACTGGACATTTGGATAATTGCTTTATCACAACTAAACAGGGATTCCATTAATCCTATCCCTTCTCTTGCCCGCCTTCGCGATTCCGGGCAGATCGGGGAAGCTGCAGATGTTGTCATTTTGATTTATAGGCCGGAATTATATGGCAAATTTTACCCTGAGCCTTTTCAAAATGCAGAAACGAAAGGAACCGCAATGATCGATATTGCGAAAGGCAGAAATATTGGCCTTGAGAAATTTATTGTTCAATTCAGCCCTAAAACAACTCATTTTTATGAAATGGATCAATCTTATATACTTGCAGAAGAAGATGCTCCTTTTTAAACAACCTATATCATGAAAATAAACGTATTCAACACCCAATGCCGTATCGGTAGCAAAGTCCGATACAAGAGTAAAATCAGAGAAGTGTATGACATCAATCGAATCACTCACGAACTGTGTTTATCAAGAAGTGCCAAATGGATAAGATGCACTGAAGTAGAATTATTAACTCATAGATATGAAACAATACAACAGTTGGGATGAAATAAACAAGGACACCGGCGGTCTTGTTACGAGTCTGACATATATCGTCCTATTCGTCAACGACCAAGTGTATAATTTCGAGATGCAGCTTTCCGATCACATCAAGGGATGCGGACTTTATCGCCAAAAGGTCAAAATGCTGGTCAACAGCATGGACCGCCAAATGGCCGCATACAATAGGCAAATATGCAGAACCGCAGGTGTAAACGCGGAAGCCATGGCCCTCATTACGCAGAGTATGGAAGATGATATCAAGCCTCATATAGATCGCTATGGATTTACCGTCAGCCAGGCATTGCATAATGCCGGATGCCATGAAGATCTGAACAAAGCCCTTTCCATTTGCTCTACGGTGGACATGCTATGCCAGACATCCAAGATTACCATCCGGGATTTCTTTACCGCCATAAGCAAATATGCCCCACTGGCTTACAATCCCCTTCGGTATCTCACCATGGATAAGATGCTGCACTTTGCAAGGGAGCTTACAGAGGTACTTACCCCCAAAGAGATACATGTAAATTTGAATGAGTTGCCAGAAATTGCAAACGCTTTTCAGGCCATAGCAAACAATATGCTTAGGGCGGAAGTATTTGAAAAAGCGTTTGAATCATGCGAAAAATGACAAAAAAAGATGAAATATGAAAGATTGGATAGAAGAAGAAATAAAGCGCCTCGAAAAGGAGCGCGACAGGAATTTGGCAATACACTGTGACTATGTGGCCGCTAAATATCAAAGGATGATTGATAAGATTAAGATTAAGATCAAGAAAGAAGATAAAAATTAAAAAAAATTTAAGCTATGACTTGGAAAGAATTAAAAGACAAAATATCCCTTATGACAGAAGAAGAGCAACAGCAAGAAGTTGCAGTTTGGGGAGAAGATATGAATTTGATGAAAGATTGCTCCTTGGAGAAAACAAATGAGGATATGTACTACAACTCTGAATGGGATTATGCTTGTGAAGAGAGTGAATTGGAACCGGAAGACAAGAATGACCCTGATGTACATAAGGTATATGAAGCAGGAATGCATTATATTTATTCGAATTGATATTAAAATATAAAGACAAGTGAATCATGAAGAATGAGTATTTCAATATGATATGCCAAAAGGCTCCAGGGGGAAAAATGATCATGATGGCCGTTGTTCCCGACGATCTTCTATGTGAAGGATTACCTTCTATTTTCGAGGTACAAGCTATAAGGTTGGTTCCAACGATTTATACCGGAACATATCCCACGATAAAGATCAATATGGAGACGATAAAAGATAGAACAGATGATTTGAAAGGAACAGGGATAGCCGGTATTGCCACAGGCGAGAATTGGTATAATGTCTCAAAAGAAGACAATAACATTTATGGAATTAATATCTAAAAATAGCTGAGATATGGAAATGCGTAAAGTTGTATTAGATGAAAACGTTATCCCACCTATAACGCATCCCTGGGGAAAAGTATGGAAACAACCGGACAGAAACAATCTGATACTTGATGACAAATATGCCATGATGTATAGACGGGATTTTGAGATGCTGCCGGATTATACAGGCTCGGAACCGACCGGCAAGTATAACGGTAAAATGTGGAAGGCCCAGTATGTTTCTCGTGATGAACGCAAATGGTATTTGTGTTGGTGTCACGATGAAAATACGGTATCACAAGAGATATACATCTCGTATAGAGAGATCTTGATAATTGATTAACACAATTAAAAGAATTGAACCATGTTGCAAAGCAAAATAGATAAGGCTATTGAAACTCTACGGAAATACGAAAAACTGGCTTTGAAATATTCTCCAAATGGTTTTCATGTGGCTTTCTCTGGTGGCAAAGACTCACAGGTAATCTATGAGCTTTGCCGAATGGCCGGGGTAAAATTTAAAGCATACTTCTACAAAACGTCTGTTGATCCTCCGGAACTACTTCGGTTCATCCGGTCAAATTATCCCGATGTAACCTGGCTGTATCCGGAGAAAACGATGTTCCAGCTTATTCTTAAAAAGAAAATGTTACCGCTTCGGAACCGTCGTTACTGTTATGAAGTAATTAAGGAACGTAGAGGATTGAATGAGCTTGTGTTAATCGGCATTAGGAAGGAAGAAAGCGTACGTAGGGCAAAACGCAAAGAATTTACTTCTGATTGTAAGCTGGGGTGTGATAAACCTTTACTTTCTATTATTCTTGATTGGACAACAAATGAAGTTTTTGAGTTCTTAGAAATGAGGAATATTCCCGTTTGTTCCCTTTACAAAATAATGGACCGTATAGGTTGTATAGGCTGCCCTATGAATTGTAAAAGCCAGCGTTCTGAGCTACGTATGTTCCCATTGCACCGCCGAGCATATATCAATACAATCGAAAAGCTACGAACTTTATATGGAAAGTACTTAGAGTTCGACTCTGCCGAAGATGCCTTTAACTGGTGGTGTTCTGGGATAAGTAAAGCCGTTTACCTGGCTAACAAGAAGCAATTAAAAATTCAATTTTAAGAATATTTGAATTATGGCAAAGTTAACAACATTGAATATAACAGAGAAAAACAACAATAATAGTTTATCTGTAACTGTTTCTGTAAACGTTACTAAAGAGGGGCTATTTACTACCACTCTATCAAAAGAAGATGTGGATAAGATTCATTCTTATGGGATCAAATTACCTGTAAACAGGTTAGGTAATGAAGGATATTTTAATAGTACATCACTTTCTGATCTGGAAAATCAAATCAGGAAAGTCCTGGAGAGGTGTTTAAGCTATAAAATAGTAGAAGAAGTACCTGTTATTAAGTATCAGTTAGAAACTCTCTGTTTATTTGCCTATGACAAAAACGGAGACATTGTTCCTAACCCCTCTGTGGAATGGACAGGGAACTATGAGAATGGAGAATGGAGAGATGGAACTTCTCGTTTAGATGCTTTAAATGCCGAACCTTTCGGTTTTAGTATTTATGCAAAACCATTTCTAAAAAGAGTAATTGAATATGGTAATGGAGAGAAAAAAGTAGAATACGATAGATTGAATGCAGAAAAAGGAACTTATACACACTGGCTGAATTGTGTAGCAGGTATGTCATACAATCGATATAAGCCGGTAATGGAAGTGAAATGCAACGAATGCACCTCAAAATTATTCGTTGATATGATCAAATCTATTTGTAAGATAAGTGAACAAGTCAAGAGTTTTATCAATCCAGAACAAATAAAAGCAATTGCGGAGTCAAATGAATCGCTTTTGTCTCTATCTAACAATTAAAAAAATATGAGCGGAAAAAGATATTTCATAGTGTCATACAATTTTGGCAATGGCAAAGTACATGGTTCTGGGCAAATCACTTTTGTGGCGGATGGATGCTACCTGAACAGACAGATAGCAATAGAGCAGATAGCATCTACACTTGAATGTGAAAATGCTGAGATTGTAATTTTGAATATTATTGAATTGCCTGAATCTGATTATAATGTTTGGAGTGCCCAAAAAACAAACTAAAAAATTATGAACAGCAACGCACATGAATATAAGGTCAATGCCACCAAAGTAGCATTGCATCTGCTACGAGAGCCCGACATATTCGAAACGAATATGAAATTGTTTTGCGCTAAAGATCTTGAAGATGCTTTTACAGCCGGTGCCCAATGGCAACTACAGCAATTAGGACATCCCGATCCTCCCGGAGAACAAGGAGCGGACGGTACTATAATCATCAAGGAAGTGATGAAAGAAAAGGCTATCGAAGCCTTTAATGAAGCGATGATTTATTTCGAATCACCGGACTGCCCGACAGCGGAAGAAGCCTTGAAGCATTTTATCGCTTGCCTGGATCAGGGACTAGACAGTGGTT